TTTTTGCGAACAAAATACCAGTTTCGTAGTTATTAATGTTTATTGAATTTGCCGATGTTCCAGCGGTTCCAGCAGTTCCAGCGCTAGAGGCATTTCCCGCGCCGTATCTTGCGCCAGTATAAGTTCCTGTATAAATTGAGCCGCTATATTGGCCACCGCTAGGTAATATTTCAAAAGTATTCGTACCACTTTCGTACGCATAAACAAAATATAATTCTGGATAATCCAATATCCCTGAAGGAATTCGAACTTCAGTTACATATTTTAACTGTGTACCTGTTGGATAAAAACCAAGAGGCAAAGAATTATAATTATCAATAAATAAAGTATGGTCCGACCATTGTATTCCAGAAGCGCCATACTTGGTAAATATTGGTTGATCGCCAGAATAATAATCAGAAGCAGTAGAATTTCTTATTAGGCCAGTACCAGTTCCGTAAGTTATATAACTTATGGCTTCAACCGTTGGGTTATTCGATGAAAATATATAATTTGCATTTTCTGCACCATCTTCGTAAACATAAGTTTCAAAAGAAAGCGCGTTGGATGTTTTTACAGAATCCCACTTTACTATCGCTTGTGTATCTAAGGTTTTATCGAAAGAATTTTGATCGCAAGATACAAATCCAGTTATATTATCTATTCGCAAAGGAACTTCAGAAGTGTTATAGTACGAAGTTTTAATTCCAGAAGTTAAAAAATAAGCTCCAGTATTAAAATAGTCATAAGGAATTAAAACTAAATTAAAAGGAAAAGAAATGTCAGAAAAAACATCCTGTCCAGAAATAGGGATTGGAATTGTAAAATATTTTTTATATCTAGAGTCGCTATATTTTAAAGGCGTTAGCGAATAACATCCAGATGGAGAAAATGAATATTCAGACGAGTCTTTAAAAGAATCTGGAGTTATTGTATTATCTACAACTGCATATGCGTTTATATAATTAGCCCTTGAATAATCATTTAATAAAGGAGAAACTCTTAATGGATTTTTGTTTTCTACTTCTAATCCAGTTATTTCAACTTGCGGATAATTCAATAGCAATCTATAAACATCCTCATTACCGGCTAAATCTGAAGTGGAAAAATCTACAAAAAAACTTCTTATATTATTTACGTTACTGATCCCAGTATAACCTTTTATGCTGTTGGCTAAATCAGAGCTATTAATATAAAAAGACCCGTTATCTCTAGAAATATCAAACTCCGCTATAAAATCTCTTCCGGTTGTATATAAATCAACCTTTATTCCAGAAAAAACCGGATTAAAAATTTTATTATCAATTTTACTAGAAAAAGGATCTTTTATAGAAAGCGAAACATTAAAATTTGATTGATATATGTATGCGCTATCTAATTTTGAATCAAGAGGGAGGCCATAAGTGGCTGGCAGAATTCTTTTTTGAAGCGTGCTATAGCTATTTAAATCAATAATGTTTAAATCAACTATCTCAAATCTCTCATAATTATTTGTTGACTTTCCTGTTATGATTGGCATATTAATTATTACACTATAACTCTACTATCTGATTTTGACTGTTGTATAAATAAATCTTAATACCAGAAACAGATGAAATTTTTAATCCTCCCGTTGATTTTCCTAAGAAAACCCTTTTAGTTGAAATATTGTTATACTGTACTTTAAATTTAATCGACTGATTTTGAAAGGTCAACTTACATAAAAATCCACCGCCAGACTCAAGTACTGATCTTGCGTTTCTATAATATTCAGATGAGCCCGATTCTCGAATTATGTAAAAATAAATTTCATTAAAAAATAAATTTAAAATGACATTATCTTCTTGAGAAGAATATTCCGAAGAATAACCATCATCGCTAAAAGCATAGTCTACATCATCAGAAAAAACCTCACTTAAAGACACGTATTCTAAGCCGTAATAACTTTCGCCCATTCCAGTTAAATCAAATTCTGATAAGTTATCTGCAATAGAATACGATATAGCGTAATCATCCTTAGTTTTAAAATCAAAAATTAAATCCTTGTCAATGCTTAAATATTTATTTGGTTCGTGCCTTATACAAAAAATACTATATTCATTAATATCTTGCTCAGAAATGCTTACAATTTTATATAAATTATCAGAACCAGAATAATCAAAACCATCAATAACAAAAATAGACGTAGCGATGATTGCGTTAATAGAATCTAGCGTTTCAGTCGCCGATAAATAAATTCTCCCAGAATTATTTTCAATTCTATCTATAAAAAATTCAATAAAACCAACCGGCTCAGAAGAATCAAGATCAGAAGAGTCTTGTATGTCCGAATATTTTTTTTCTGTTTTAGATGTGATAAATTTTATCTTTTTTCCAGTTAAGTTAAGATTAATTTTCCTGTCAACGACAACGTAACCAGAGTCAGGGCTTACAGATAAAACTCTTCCCTGCAATGTTGAATTATTTTTATTTGAATCTTCTATTCTTATTACGTCGCTAGGCTTTAGCGATATCGCCTGCATATCAGTTACGAATGAAACAGATTGATTTTCGAAGCGATTGGTTGCCAACAACCAAGTACCAATTCTTCTGGCTTGATCTCTAGATGTAACCCCAAATCCTAATATTTCTTTTACGACTATTCCATATTTTTTTATCATCTCTGAATCTTCAACAATCTCTACGTTATCGTTAAAATTATCGTCCTTGTCTTTAAATAGAATTTTTGCTACGCTATAGTTGCCATCAATAGATCCCGAGGAATAAGAAAAATTTCCATCCTTGATATTTGTATTGTTAAAAACATATGAAACAGGTTTGTCGACATCTATAGTTGCAGTTATAAGATTATTTTTATAATAAGTTATGCCCCTAAAAACAGAAGACAAATCATTAAGAAGCCTTAAACACTCAACTTCGTTGTCTATTAAAATATTAGCGCTAAATCTTGGTTCAAATGGCTCTTTATACCCAAGAGATTTAGGCAGGCACTTTCCATAAATAGCTATATTTTTATATTCTAAAGGAAGTACTCCTCTATCTATTCTAGATTGCGCAAAATAGCTATTCTTATAATTGCTTAACATCCAACCTAATATACTTCTTTTTGCAGTATCTTCTGTGTTATTTACAGAGTCTTGTATCGCCGTACTAAGCGATTCTGCCACCGCGTCATCTCCATCTATGCCGAGCTTAACATAGCGGTTTTTAAAGTTTTCCAACATTTCTCCAGTTGGTTCTTGCTCAAAATATCTTCTGGGCCCAAAATCATCCATTAATGATATTCTATAAGCCGTCCCTTCCCCCTCTGGGGTCTGAGCAAAAAAACCATTCGCACCAACAGCCACTTCTGTAACATCATAAATTATTTTTTTATAAACTGTTTCTACTTTCTCGAGTATCCCGTTTGAATCTGTGTAAGAAATGTCATATAAATAAATAATAGAATTATTGGTTCCTCCGTTTCTAGAATGAGCGTTACTAGAATTAAAATTTATTGGCGGATACTGCTCTTTCATTTGGGCCAAAGTCCTAGGCGCTTTGTCCTCAGAACTTTTTTCTATATAAATAAATTTCAATTCATTACTACCAGGTTGTGTATAAAAAATATCCTCCTCATATTTCTGTGGAGCATCAACCCTCACTAATGAATCGCAATATTTAGCTATTTTATAAAGCTCCCACTTATTCAAATCTGTATCATTTATTAAACCATTTCCAACGCCATATCGACTATTTGTACAAATATCATAAAAAATCCAAGCAGGATTATCAGTCCACCTTAAAAAAGAATCAAATTTACCATTCCAATTTCCCCTATACTCTCTAGCTTCACTATCATAATTATTTGGAACCTTAATCTTTAAAAGCTTTAAATCGAATGTTCTATTTGGATCTTGACTAAAATGCCTGGAAGAAATTCCACTTTGCACGATTACAGAATTAGGATAATTAAACACTCCCTTCCCAGAAACCTTTTCAACAACAGACGATAGCATAAACTCTTTAAATCTATTACCTTCGGTTATAGCAAGCTTACTAGTTAGAGGGTATATTTTTACGTAATACGACTCATCCGATAGAAAATCTAAAGACAAATTAAATGGAACATTTAAAACAAATGAGGATTTAGAAATGCCAGTTAAAGAACAGATGGCGTAAAAAGCATCTGATGATCTAGACTTAGAGAACTCAATAACAAATGTTAGATTTGTGTGGCCTACGTTCCCAGAACTATCTGTAGAAAAAAGTTGGGGAAAAGACAACTGTATTTTAATATAATCACAATACTTATTTTTAATTCTGTGAGAAACCGGATTACAGGTTTTTCTTGCATTATTTAGCCTAGCTACTAAAACACTTAAACCTCCGAAATCTCCTGGATTCCATAGTTCTTCAAGAAGCGCTTCATTTGCGGAATTATCTCCACCTATCAAAACAGTAGAAAAAGATCCGTTTTCTTTTTTAATACAATAAAAACCATTCAAAATATCATTTTCTCTTGTATGATAGTAGTAGTTCCAAGCGTTTTGCGAGTAGTAAATTGTGTATGCAGCTTCATTCAAAAATATTTTTTGATTATATCTGTGTATTGTAGATGGATAATCTTGAGTTTTTGAATTAGCGCCACCACCGTAATTAATTTTAAAGCCAGCCGTAACAAAATTAAACTTGTTAACACCCGGATCTATAATCGGAACGTCGTTATAATAAACTCCCCTACCCAAAATTATATCAGAAGCCTGATCTACAGGTATATACTTTAATAAATTTCCATTTTTATCTACCAACCCCTCAATCGGTCCTTCGCAAATCAAATCAGACGAATAAAAAATTTCTTGAGATTCCAGTTTTCTGCCCTCGATCTTGTTAATATATGAAGGAGCGGAAGAGTCCAGACCTAAAACAAAAAATGATTGATTTTTCTGTGCCATTTTTATAGCTCTGTTGCATCCAGTCTTGTATATAAAAACCTATCAAAAGTTTTTAAATCCGAATCTAAATAACTAACGCGAATATCATTAGATACTACAGCACTTCCAATACGCAACCTTCCATAACCCAATGGCACAACTATATTTCTACTCAATACATTTCTAATCGACCCTAATACAGTAGATCCAGTCTTCACGTCTTTTGGAGATTTGGGGCTCAAGACCTTCATTAATACAAAAGACGCTACCATTAAAATAATTCCAATAATTAAAAGCTCTATTCCTCCACCTTGTAAAATCGGAACAATCTTAACATCATCACCGTTTTTTAATATTTTGCTGTTTATCAAATATGATGGCATAGCCTTTCCGTTGATAAAAACTATAAAATGCGTAATTATCTTTTCTATAGTCATAAAATATTTCGACACAGTTGAATTATTGGCCTCAATAGCTTCAAAAATTTCTAAAACCGAAGAAACTTCCAATTTCCAGTCCTGCCCAAATTTTTTCCCTAAAATGCCTTTTAAAGTTATATCTATCATAAATCTCTAAAGTAAAATTCATTATGTTTTACACTATATAATAACATTTTTAACTGAAAATAAAATTGATTTTCTATGTCCCAATCAGAAAATCCATTAATATCAATATGTTTTGGGTGACTATGAAAAAGCATAATATCATCTTCCCATATATATTCGTTTGGAGATATTAAAAAATAATCTTTTGGATTTGGATGTATATTTTCGCATTTTATAAATGTATTACCCCCCACTACAAATCCACAAATTTCCTCATCCGAATCTATAGATATTTTTTTTAATTCGTCCAATAAATTTTTATGTATTTGGCAGTCTATAGTCATAACTAACCGTTCCAGGAAACCCGCCAAAAGGCGTGGGCACTTCTCCTCTAAACCTTAAAATACATCCGCTTAATTTTCTTGAACACTTGTCTTCAACCCAAATACTCTTAAATTTTAATGGATGTAATCCCTCAGATCCATTATCATTTATGCAAACAAAAAATCTAGCCGGTAATTCATTTGTTTTTTTAATAACTTCTTGATTAAAATCAAAATTGATTTCTGGATCAATTTTTACGAAATCTCCTTTTGCGTATTTTACGTTGTCGCTATAGTCTCCTTTGTAAACTAAATCGTTTAAGCCATAAGAATTATAGTTAAAAAATTCAGACTGCTGGCTTTCTAAAAATAATTTATTGTTTTCATCGGCCATCGGAACGCCTAAATTTCCATCTTCATAACCCTGAAAAAAAGCAGAACTATCCTTATCTAAATTCCTCACAGACAAAGACTCTATCGGGAGTTTATATTTATTAGATAAATAAGAAAAAACCGCTCTAATTTGATCCTGAGTTAAGGCCGTATTAAAAACAATCATCTCATAAACTACGCATTCACTAGTTGTATCAGAATTAATATTGATTCCAAATTGTGATGTAGAATTATATGTATAACCAGAATCGCTTTTTAGCAAGTAGCCATTTTTATAAAATTGAGTTTCGCTTGAAGTGCTCGAAGGCATAACTCCACAATAAGCCCTTAATTTATTAAAGTATGAATTAGAAAGCTGTGCTTGCTCCGTTTGGCCAGCGATTTGTGTATCAATCACATTCTGCAACTCCATAACATTACCGTCCAAAGACGCATTAAAACTTAAATTTGAATTATAAAACCAATTACCTCCCAGCCACATTTTATCTAATTGATTTGCGTAGTACCCAAGAAAAAAAGTATTAGTGTCTCCACGCAAAATATCTCTAGGTTTCCCCCCCAAAGTTCGACTTGCAGCATGATATCCATTTCCTGGATTATAAACTTTTGTCACCATTTCAGAAACATAAAATACAGTGTAATCCTCTCCAGTAAAGTCCCCACCAGTTTTTGTTATAGAAATACTATCCGTTGCTGGCGAATCTGGTAAAAAATAAATACCCTGTTTATTATTATATCTTCCAGAATTTATAAATTTTTTTGGTTGCCCACCTATAGAAACGGTTGGCAATGCATATGGAATTGAAAGATTAATTGTCGAGGCTTGATTGAGCCAAGATGTTAAAACCGGAAAACCACCAATGCTATCCCCCTTTTTATTATTTAATTGCTGTTCGCTACCAAAAGTTTGACCATCTTGATTCAGCCATAAAATTAAATTTGTATCTATTGAAAATTCAGTAGTTATATCAGATAAACTATCATAATCTGCCTCTCCTATTATAAGAGTCGGCCCATTATAATTTGTTAATCTACCGTAATTACATCCATCGCCTCTATACTGCCACGCACAAAAATCATTAAAAACTTTTCTAGTAGGGACAGTCAATCCGTCTATATCTAAAATGTTCGCTAAGGTGAATTCGACTTTTTCCTTGTCCTCCATATTTTTTTTATTAATAACGAAGGAGTCGACATGCAAAAAGTCAGTAAACGAATAAGAGCCTAAAAGATTTTTATTTATTTCGCCAAAATTTTCGCCGTCTAGATCTTTCGCAAAAATTTTTTTACGATATAAATTTCTTCCTAATAGATCATTTCTATCTTTTATTAAATTAGTGATAAAATTATTTGTATTAGAAATGGTTAGTGTCGGTCTGCTTTGCTTGCCTTCTGAATTATATTCTAAACTGGATATCTCACATGGAATATATAAATAATTCTTCCCTTTAAAAATAATATCCCTGTTTAGATTTTTAGATCCATGAAAATAAAAGTAACCCTCAAAATCTCCAAGCTTAATTTCGAATAAATCTATAATTTCAGTATTTCTTAATAAAAATAAATCAGACATATCAGTTTGTGTATAAATTTAAAAAATTATGAGCTATCGGAACAGGGAATTTTACATAAGTTGGAGGTTGATTCTCATCTAAAGTGCTTTGTAGTATCTGAAAATCAGGATCTGTAGTTTTAAACAAAAGCGGCGCGAGATCTTTAACTAAATACCCCAAAGACTGATTCGATTTAAAATTTCGATCTTCAGGATTATTTCCATAGCCATATGTATAATCAAATAAAAATAAACGATCATTAGTAGTACTGTCATTATTTAAGGAAATTTTATATTGATGCGGCGAAGCAACTGTCGAAAAAGCTTTTAGATTTGCAGATAAGTTAAAACGACTAGTTAGTATCCCATTAACATAAGTGTCATAAAGAAATCTATTGTAATTAGTTTCATGCGCCATTGGCATATAAACATTTGTTATATGCATTTGCACAAAGAAAAAACTAACTAATTGCAATGGCAAATCCGATGAACCGCTACCAGCACCAGTTAAAATAAAATCTTCAGGACCATCGGGGTTATTTAAACTTCCTAAATTTCTTATATTAAATAAAGAAAATGGATTTAAGATATTTGGATTACCTTTGTACTGCCCCGTGTCTATAGAATTTTCCATATATGGATAAACGCCAACATGAGAGCGGACTGACGGATTAACGTAATCAAAAACGCTAGCGTTATAAATCCAATTAGTTTTACCCAAAAAATAACTATTATTTAATATGCCACCGTTAAAAATCGCTTTACATAAACTACCACTAGTTTTTAAATTATAAATAGGTGCATAATCCCCTCCAACCGGATTGTAAGGTCCACCGATACCAACAAATTTATGCATATTGGAGAAACTGTCTATCATACTTCTGTATGCAGCGCTTTCCGTAGTTCCCGATAAACTATCCCTAGCTAAAGCAAAAACAAAATTAACATAGCTCGGTTTATTTCTTATTGGAAGATATTTTTTTGCACCGATCTGTTTAATCATGCCAGATTCCCTCTCCAATTCAAAAAATTTTCTACCGTAAGCCTCTCTTATTGTTAAAACACTAGCAGGATTTTGTAATTTAAAACTGCTATCTGTAGAACAAACCCATTGATTTGTAGTCGTGTTTGCCGATGCAGAAATGTTATCGGTTCTGAACCTAAAGCCCAAAAGATCTGTTTGCGGTGTTTCTTGTATAAAATTTAAATATATATTTGGATAAATTTCTGTATCTGGCGAAGCTAGTTGGCCAGATTCGGCTCTGTCTGAATTTATGTTATTTGAATTTGTTACATTGACAAGGTTTGTTTCTTCCAGCGTACTAATTTCTTTTACTTCTCTTGGGTCTTGTTCTCCCGTTTCCTCATTTGTTAGATAATAAATATCGCTGCCGCCCAAACCGGCATAAAATAAACTAAACAAATCCTTTTTTATATAATAAGAAAAAACTCTTGTGTTATTTGGGTCATCAGAATCTACATAATCTAAATTATCAAAATTAAAAATTGGCCCACCTTGCTGAGAAGATTGAATAGTTCCGTCAGCATTAAAAACAGCATTCGCCCCGCCAAACCCTAAAACCTTCATATTTCTAAATTCAAGCTCTAATTTAAAAAGTTTATTATTACCGGTATTGAAATAAAATCCATCTTCTGGCTTGACTAAATTTAATGCGCCATTATTAATCGAAGAAGCGGCTAAAACGCCCATTTCATTGTTTGCTGGAGAAAAAGTTATTCTAGCTCCGGAATAAAATCTAAAATCATAAGAATTGCCATTAGATTCATATAAAAACTTAGCTATATCAAAGTCTTCAGCAAAATCCGCTTCGTATTCCAAATTTAAAAAATCTGCGGTAAAACCTAAATTTTCCCCCGGTTCTGGATGAAGTCCGGAATAAGTTTTATTATCTAAATTTAGTTGAGCAACTGAAAATCCGGTAGGATAACAATATTCCCCAGTTCCGCCAGTTGGATTTATAGCTGTTATCCTGGAATATATTGATTGAGAAATAGGCAAATTAGAAACAGTAATAGAAAAATTTTCACCAATAAAACCATCGTATTTTCCATATTCAGGCAAGGATAGCGATGTATTTTTTAAAGCTTCTAGATAATAAGGACCACCTATAGGATTGAGAAAATCAGAAGTACTAGATAAATCTAATTTAAATCCAGTCACATAAGTGTTTCCACTAACAAAAGACCAATTAAAATTTAAATTAAATCCATCATCTCCGCGATAATTTTTTATTGCATAAAAACCCGCTACCCTCGATGGCTCTTGAAAACCAGTGACTCTCTGACCAGTAACATCAATTGTTATCAGCTCATCACTATCACCTAAAGAAGAATTAGAATATATAGACAATGTTGCGGTTTCGTCCGCTTCGGTTTCTGATCCTGCTACAAAAGTAGAAAATGGTTTATGCAATACATAAAAAATTCCAGAATCATTTGGATTAACCGAAAAACTTAATTCATAGGAATTTGAATCAACATAATCAACATTATTTGATATAAATAAAGTATTATAAAGCTCGCCATCTTCTGCATCGGCCGAATCGACATTTACAGACGTATCAGATATAATAGCTGTATAAAAGACAGGAAAATCACCACTATTTGTAACCGCTATACCAGTATAGCCACCAAACCCCGTTGGCACTTCAAACAACTCCACTCCTGTATAATAATCCGTAGTCATTCTATTCTATAAAAGTTATTTTTGTATTAAACTGGGTTTCTGCGGTAAACTTTCCTTTAAATTCAATAAATTTAGCAGTAATGTCATGATTATTATAAAAATTATAAGTATGGCCCCATTCTGGACAATAAACAAGTATCGTTTTATTATATGGTTGAGGCAACGTATAATCAAATGTTTTAAATCCAGCTTTATCATCGAAAAATTTTAAAATAGCAAGAGCTTCCTTATTCGAACGATTGCTAAATTTTAAATTAAACTCTAAAACATTATAGTTGATGCCGTCTTTTAAATACTGCTTCGTTGAACTTTTATACTCCTGAGTGATTAATCTCAATTGAGAATTTAAATCATAATCAAGATCAGGTTTAAAATAAAAGTTTTTAGTGAAATAAGAATTAGCTCCAGTTGGATTATTATCTAAAGATAATCTACGCAAATTATATGAGCCCGTATAAAAATAATATCCTCTAGAATTAAAAGATGAACTATCAAAATAAACTACATCATGATAATCGAAATTAGTTAAGTCATTGCGATACGTTCTAATATTAACTTCGTCAAGCTCAACGAACATTCCCTTGTAATTTAAATTACTGGCGTAAAGAGACTCTGCTTTTATAACAACTTTATTAACGTCCGCATCTGGAGTCGAATGACTTATGTCCAGAAAATAAACTTCAGCATTTTGTTTGTATGGCGTAAATAGATTAAAATTAACTCCAGTATAACCTTCGTATTCGCTTTTAACTTTAGCCTCTGGAGTATTTTCAAAATAAGTTATAAGAGCTTTAGCTTGAATGTCTGTTAACCCATCATAAACCAATTCAAAATCAGCGTTTAAGCTATTTATACTATTTACTATATTTGTTTTATAGCCGTCTCCAAAATTTAAAGCGGATAATTTAGCTGAAAAGTCTGCTCTAGATTCATAACTCAAAGAAAATAATTCGTTAATATCTCTAGTCCAATAATTTTGTCCCGTATAAGTGGTAGGAGCATAAAACTCAGAAGACGGAACATCTTGTTTGGCCCAATACAAACCTCCCTTATCAGAATATTTTTCAAATAAATATTTTTCATAATAATCTAATTCTGTTTCACTTAACAAACCAGAAAAGCAAAAAACGTCATAATACTTTAAACCTAAATTATATTCATCGTTTCCACCTAATTTAAAAAAACCAGAAGCCCAACCTCTATACGTATCAGTCTGCGTTCCAATATAATATCCATTTTGTCTTATTTGAACGGTGGGCCCAGAAGGCCCGCTAACCGAAGTTCCGCTTACTAAAAGCGTTAGAATATTTGCTTGCTCATATGGAGAAAAGACAGCGCTGAAAGAATTATTATCAATAAAAACTTTAGAAGATCCTAAAGCATCTCGGCCAGAAATCCTCAGATATCCAGATTCATCACTTACGGCATTTGGATTATCAAATTTTAAAATATTTTGAGCTGAATTTTTTGGATGTTTTGAGGCGTTAAAACATACGAATATAGTTTTGGTATACAAGTCGAAACCGCTACCGCTTAGAAATTGCTCGCCAACTAAATTAAGGTAATTATAATTAAAATCTATATATGGAGTTAATTCAAAATCATTTTGATACAAATTAATTTCATTGTTTATTTTATTAATCCATCCAGTTACATAATCATCTGAATTTGTTTTAAATTCATTGAATGTATCATTATCAAACCAAAATGAAATCCCAGTCTGCCCAAGTCCAGTATAATTTGGATAAACAGATATTCCGGTGTTCAACTGATAATCGACAATATCATATTTATTATACGATTGAGTTGAGTCGTACTCATAAATATTTTTAATATTTAAACCTGATATAATTGAACTCATTAAACTAATGTTTTAATTCTTGGAATAGTTTGATCTATTGTCGCCGAATTTAATAGATATTGACCTTCTGAAACTTCATAATTTTGACTTCCGACAAAACCACTAATAGAAAATGACTGCAAAGATGTTCCATAAAAATCTTTTAAATAAATAGTTGTAGCCGCTGTTTTACCGTTTATAGATATCAGTTTACCTAAGTAATTTGATTTCAATTCTACTCGATTAGCTTTATTAAGTTTTCCAACTCTGAAAGGCAAGATTTCATCGACATTATAAAAAGCTGGTCTATCACAAGTAGAGTTATAACTAAAAGAAACGATATTGCCGATGCTATCACCAAGATAACCCGCTGCACCATCGCTTCCCGCGCTTCCAGCAAAATTAAAGATGTCAGCTGTATCTAAATACGACTTATAAGCGCTAGCTATATAATTCGGAGAAGATTTATTTTGCCGATCTGTGACGCTCTGCTCTATAAAATCTTCTACTTTTACATTTCCATACCAGTCAAATTCAGTAGAGATAAGAACTGGCTGAAAAGGTTCAACATTAAATGATATAGATTTTGGATAAACTCCAGTTATATCTACTCCAGCAAATTTTGCTGTTATTGCGGACTCATCGTTATTTGTAACTGTTAAAAAAGAAGGTAAAGAGCCGGTAAGATAAAATTCACACTGCAAGCTTCCAACCAATGCGCCCTGTGGGGCGTAATTCAATAAGCTTCCATCGCTTAATAAAACAGGTTCAACAGAAGCTTGTGCAGACAAACTGATTTGCGTAGCATAAAAATTTTGGCTATTTAGCTTAAAATCAAGGTTTCTATAATTTATGAAATTAGCCATTATGTTACAGTATAAGAAATTGTAGAAACTACAGTAAATGCGGGTTGATAGCTTGACCTTTGATCTCCGTCAGTAATCCTATATTGCAAAAGCTGGCCAGCAGTAAAAGCAGGACTACCTGAAAATGTGGAATATGTATATACTTGATTTGTATTTGCCATAGACGCCAAACTAAATTGAGATACTATGCCAGAAATAGGCAAACTAGTCGCTGGAGAGGTAGGGCTTACATAAAAACCAGAAACAAAATTATTAGCGCTTGCATCATTTGATGGCGTAATAACCGATATTTCAAATCTACCTCCATTGGTGGTAGAAAAAGCCATGTCTTGATCTGAAGAAAAAATCTGTATCTTTTCTATTCTTCCGGCGTATGGAGTAACGCAAAATGGAGCCGATAAATCATTATGACCACTTGGATTAGTATTAGAATTAGGATAAAAAGGATTAAAATATAAACAATCTCCAGTTACTCTTGTTTGGTGTGTTTGGACAAATTTTCCTTTGCAGTAATTTCCTGTATTTGAAGTGTATGAACCCTTAATATCAAAATCGCCGTCTCTATCTAAATAAGCTTTAATCGCAGAATCAGACATTGACGCATCCACCCTAAACACAAAAACATCATCATATGTGTTAGTTGGGCCATCGTCATATAAACCTATTGCCCATTTACTTATATTACTAGTTGGTCCACTTTCGTTTGCCCGACCAAAAGTATATAAAGTGCTTCTTGGCCCACTATATGGTCCAGTAATATAATTGTTAGTTTGAAATACTTCGGAAATAGCGTTGTTGCCATTTTCGAATTTGGCCATTCTACTCAAAGATCCAGTAGCCTTAACATGTAATTTATTATCTGGAGAAATAGTACCCAAACCCACATTTTTTGTAGACGTTTGCATGTAAATATTGTTTTCACTATTTCCAGCAGATGGCCCGAAATTAAAACCAAGAGTTGATAAAGTTATATAACCAGTTGTAGAAGTATTTGTTATGGCCAAAGAACTTAATGAAGTCAGCGCGTTATTAAATCTAGTAAAAATTCCAGATCCATATACGTCTAAAGTATAATTTGGAACTGAAGTGTTGATGCCGACTTTAGGCGCAGTCGAATTATCTACATAAACAACATCACTGCCTAAAATAACTCCATTATTATTATTGTAGTTTAATCTTAGAGCATCGGTATTTGTAGATATTTCCAAATTATCACTTGGATCAAAAGTTATTTTATACGCACCACTTTGAAATCCAATATCTCCGTTGTATACATAAAATTTATTAGGTACAGAAAACGAACCATCAAATACACCAACATTACCGTTTTTATCTATATTGATTGCTCCGGTATAATTGCTGTCATCTTCTGACACTTCAATGTAATAATCTGTGTCGCTTGCTTTTTTAGTGGTTTTCCAGAATATACTTGAATCAGCTAGGGTATATGAAGCTGACCTATTCGTAGCGCTCGTTGTTATTCTGGCTTGCGGATTAGTTACTCCGCCCTGATCGCCGATATCTAAAACATAACTTGGATCAGTTTTGTTTATTCCTAAAAATCCATTTCCACTAACCGTAATTCCGTAATCTGTCGAAGTGCCGCCGATTAAACTTAAAGAATTAGATTGGCCCCTTAAACCTGTAAAAGATTGCTGCAACTCTTCCCAGTTTAACTGCTCAGTTTCCGTCGATGTGGCAACAGCAAAGACCCAAGTGCTGTCCATGTCTGTTCCGGCCTTAATTGGTAATTCAGTAAATTTTATTCCCATATTAGTTTAAATATGTTTTATATGATAGATTTACACTTAATAAGTCTTCAGAACTAGAATTAACTTTCTCTGATATTATTATAGCATCAGAAGCACTAAAATTAAATATAGGCACTGCATCCTCCTCTGTATAAACCACAAAAGTTTGTGGAGTTCCAGAGCTTGTTGTTAATTCTAAATTTGTTCCACTAGACGCTATTAAAGAGATATCGTTTAATACTGTTCCGCTAATTTTTATTGTGAAATCTGTTGTGCCAGCTGAAGTTAAATCAGAAAAGGCCCTTTTGGTTTCGTAGTCATCAATTTCCAGAGTAAAGCTGCTTGTTATTTCTATCGGATAAGTATTATGAACCTCTATTGGTAATTCAGCATTTACGCTAGAAATCCCATAAATTGGATTTTTAGGAGTAGAAAAATCCAGATTAAAATTAGTAATACGATTAGTAGTAGAATTTCTGCAAGTCAAGATAATGTTTTTAACCTGCGGCACGAATACCCCTCCAGCATAGTTTTGACCAGAAGGATTAAAATTATTTCCAATGTCCCCGTAAATACTAAATGAAGTTTGTACTTGAGGAACTTCCCCAACAGAGCAGTTTATTCCAAGTGAATTTAAATACCCTCTCTGAAAACTAAAATATTTGCCCTCATAGTAAATGCCGCCATCTATGGATTTTGAAATATAATTTGCGCCATCACCAGTTAATTTTAATGCAGGATCGTTATTTGTTAAATATCTAGATATAGATATTTCAGCTTCGGGTACAGAAGCCATTATCTGTTTTAAAAATCCCTTACCTAAAACATTTACTGGTTTATAATCTAAACTGTAAGATCCATCAACAGACAAAACGCCAGAAAGAGCCGCGCTCTTTAAATAAAACGTATTTTCGTAATTTGTTATAGCGTTTTTCATTATGATCTTAATGGATCTTTATATAATTCTCCGCCGTATCGCTTTTCATTAACCATTGTTTTTAATACTATTGCATTTATTTGACGCGCCATTTGCTTTGATATTTGTATATCATTTTGTTTGTAGCTAGACGTATCAGCGCCATATACCGCTTTACCAGATCTATCAACGTTGATTGAAATATTTGTTGCATTGTTATTCGTGTTGTTATTTGTTGTTGCGGAGTTGCTGGCCATGCCGCCACTTTGATAAGATCCAGCATTCATGGAATTCATCGTGCCGAGTCCATATTTTTTAACAGCGCTATTATTCATAACATATTCCCCGCCAGTTAATAATGCTGGAATAGTATCATTCAATCTCGAACCGTAAGGCACAAATCCGCCAGAATTAAAACCTATATAACCACCCATTTGTCTTCCACCACTTCTTTGGCTTTGTAAATAAGAATTAACGCCAGAAAAAGCAGAAACAAGGGCTCTATTTGAAATTCTAGAACCAGAACTTAAAACATTATAATTACCGGTTTCCATGTCAAGTAATTTAAATTGACTTGGGTTGGCTTTTACAAAAGAATTGAATTCAGAGGCAGAAATGTCGCCTCTAGTAACCGCATTTATGTTAAAATCAGCAACAGATCCAGGTTCAGCAGCTATCAGTTGTCCATTACTAGCTGCGGACGCACTTTGAGAAGCTGCGTTAGCAGCAGTCGAGGCTAATTGAGAAAATCCGGCACTTACGAACATTGCGCCCAACGCTCCGACAGCAGAAGACACTAATTGTGCTTGCGCCATTTTATTTTGAAATCTTTTTTGAACGCGTTCTTCAAATTTTTTGACGGCTTTTTCTTTTTGTTTTATAAAATAAGGATCTTCTTCAAATGCTCTCGCAGTATATAAATCAGGATCTATTTTGCCAGCAGATCTGCCATTTAATAATAGGTCTCCAGTATAATCATCTTTTTTTGTATCATAGCCCGCAGAAGTAAAGAATCCTCCTCCGGCAGCAAATCTTGGCGCATTTTGAAAATTCAATTTGTCCAAAACATTTTTACCGCCCATCATTTTAACGGCATTCCTGTTTAATACATATTCTCCATTTTCAAGCATCGCTGGATATCTATCGCCAGAACCAGAACCGTTTACATACAAACCATTATTCGCTCTTATCGCTCCTCCAGATTGAAGCCCTAATAAACTACTCCCTTGCCCAAGAATTCCACTTATTAGTTTTTGACTTAATGCACCAATAACTTGCTGCATCAATTGATGACCAAAATCTATAGCTACATCTCTAAAAGCGTCTCCTATAGATTTTGTTCCTTTTGCCACTTCCATTAGTGCGGTAGTCATGCCGTCAGCAAATTTTTGTGGAGCCGTTTCGATAAGAGTTAACATGCTATTTTCGGCATTTTCAACCATATCATTAAGACCTTTTCTTAACCTGCCTTTGGCAGTAAGCAAGTCATTTTCCAGTCCTCTAGTTGAAGCTCTTCTTTCTTTTATTATTTGTCGCTCAATAGTTAAAACTTGTTTTCTTGTTTCTACCTCTTTAGCAAAAGCTTCTATTCTATTTGCGGTGGCCTCATCAACTCCGCGCATTTCTTGGGCCGCTTCTTTTAAAGATGAGGCTTGTTGTTCCCAATTTTTAGCGATTTTATTTCCTCTATCATCTGTAGTATAAAGGCTTTTCTCTAAAGCGTTTCTAAATTTTTGATCAGATTCTGGGCTATAGGCGGCGACATTCGAGCTTGAAGCTTTATAGGCTAAATAATTATTATATGTGCCTTTTGGCAAACCTAAACCGTCTTCAACAGCGAGTCTTTTTTCTTCCTGTGTTCGTCCCGCATTATATTTTATGGCTTCTTCTATTCTCATTATTCCTTCATCGCCTCCGATTTCTTTCTTAAGTTCTTCACGAACCTGCGCATCTATAACTTTAGCTAAATTATATAAAGCCTTTGTGTTTTCTTTTTGCGCTTCCATCTCTAATACGCGTTGTTGTATTTCGATGTTCAGCGCTTCATCTTCCATGCGTTGCCTTTCAATTAGTATTTCGTCTTCTAATCTTCTCCTTTCCGAAAGGCTTTCTCTAAGACCCATTCCATAGGTCTCTCTCGGATCTGCCAGTCTAGACTCTAATCTGCTTATTTCTAAATTAGAATTCGCTTGTGCTATTTTTAAGCTATTTCCGAGTTCTTCGCTTGTTTTTTTCATGACTTCTAACCTCATCAAATTTTGATAATCAATTTTAGCGCGTTCTACCGACAGCATTTTTTCAGCTTCGATTCTGGCTTGGCCTAAAGTCTTAGCAAGTTTGGCTTCTTCTCTGGCGTTTTCCATTCTTTGATCAAATAGCTCTAGGTCCTGCTCTTTTAATTTTAATAGGTTATCTAAATTTTCTCGTTCATTTTTGTTTTTGATAAAACCATTCGAGTCCGTCACGTCATTCAATTTATCTAAAATCTGTACTAAATCACTTGTTTCTCCACCAATTTCTTCTAAATCTTCAATTGCAGCAGTAAGTTGATTTCTAAAAGCTGTCACCTTTTTCGCATCAAAAATATCTATATCCTTTAAAGAATCAGCAATTTCAGAATTAATTTTTACTGGATCGAGCCCGGAAACAGGCTTATCAGACGATAATGATGATAATAATTGGTCTGCCTGCGATTTGAATTGAAAAACAGAAGAATAATCTCGAAACTGTTTATTTAACGCATCATTATATTCTTGAGTCACTTCTCTAATATTGTAATCTCCACTTTGCAATCTCTCTAAAATTGTATCTTGAAATTTTAAAGCATTACTTTCCGAAACAATCATAGCGTCTTGAAATGCTTTTGTAATTTCTTTAGCACTAGACTGCAAAGTTACAGCTCTTTGATTTTCTTGCTCTAAAAGTAATTTAGAATAATTTTGATTTAATTTCGCTAGAGCGTTATCCGCTTTTCTCGCTGCCTCTTGTGCTGCATATTGATATTTTGCTGAGTCAGGAAGAGCGTTTTGGATAAAGGAGCTTAATTGATCCCCAAACGAAGAGGTAAAATCAAGAACCATAGAAGCAACCCTTTGCTCGCTACTTGCTCTTTCAAATTCGCTGGCGGTTGTAAAAGCTAAATTGCTAAAAGATTTTTCAATGACATTAAAGATAGATTTGACACTCATTGCCGAAGCTGCCGCGGCTGCGGCGCCCGCTTGTTGCACATCTCCAGTTTTTAAATACTCTTCTATCGCTTGGCCAAGTTTTTCTGGCTCTTTTGCGTAGGAAAGAAGCATTTTTCGCAAATTTTCTAAATTTTCTTTAAAAAATTTGCTATCTTCTTCAAGGCCCGCATCTAAAGCTAATTGTTTGCTAAAATCTAGGAAACCTTGATTTTGTAAAAGATCAAATCCTGCAGCACTATTTTTTAATTCTTCTTGTGTAAATTGTTTAGGCTCATATTTAAATCCTAAATTCATTCCTGCGTTCATTGCCTTTTCTGCGCTTTCCAATCTGGGTTTCGTTATTGTCTCTGCCGTTTGGTTGACAAAACTTTCCATTTTTTCAACAAAGTTTTTGCCAAACTCTCTAGCCTGTTCTCTACCCATTCCAACAACAGCGCCCGATATAAAACCTTTTTCTCCGCCTTCACCACTTATTCCTCTTAAAAATGCCCCTCTTCTAACCAATGTATCACTATATTCTTGAAGAGCGGCTTTCATTTTTGTTATATCGCCGCCAGTTTCAGCAAAAATCTCCTGCAATTTAACATCGGCTATCTGATCAAAATTCATTCCCAATCTTTTTGAAGCGGCCTGTATTTCATCTTGGGAAGCTCCTTTTACTATTAAGTCGGTTAATTCCTGTTGGGCCAATACATAATTTGAAGCTGAAGTCGCGCTTTGTTTTCTGATTTCTAATTCTTTTTCATTCGCTTGAATTAACTCTTTCGCAGTCAATTCCATACCCATAAAAGCTGTAGTTAGACCAACAGCTGCTCCACCTAATCCTCCGAGTATTCCCCCCATAGCACTTCCAGCAGGTCCAAGTATACCGCCAATGACTGCGCCAGTAGTTGCCGCGGTTGTCACGCCACTAATGGCAGATTTACCAAATCTTTCTCCGCGGGTCATGTCTATACGAGTTTTATCTCCATAAATAGCTTGTTCAACGAATCCAGCGGCCATTGGCGCAATAAAAGATAGGGCCGTTCCAGCTTTTGACATGGCTTTGCCAAAAGCAGTTTGAACTCCAGCGGTTTGTGTAATACCAGCTCTGAGCCTTTTTATAGCTTCTTCGCTTAATCCCATCTGCACGCCTAATTCGCGAATTTGTGTATTCAAGACATCTTCATTTATTGCTCCTTCTCTAAATTGCATCGCCAATTTTCCTGCTTCAATTTTTAATTTGTCCAATTCGGCATCTGCAAGAGTTCCGGCTCCAGCTAATTGTAAATTTGCAAGGTTTGCGATTTTTGTTCCTGAAATAAATTGTTTAACAGCATTTAGGCGATCTTGCTCAACTTTTATGCGCTGATCATCTATAGAAACCAATATATCACTTACTGTCTCCGCTCTATTCATGGCACTAAGCTGTTCGCCCAACTTAGCTTCTAGCAACACTCTTTTACCGCTTTCAGATTCTGACGTGTTTGTAAGCTCTTCTAAAGTCTTATTGTATTCTTCGGTTGTAGCGATAAGCTCTGTAACAACCGCTTTATCCTTCTCTATTAACTGTCTTAGAGTTGAAAGGTCAGGCATACTCAATCGCCCTTCAGTCATTTGGACCCCACCTGCGAAAGAGCTTTTTATTTCGCGTTCTATTTTCGCTTTTTCCATTTTTGCAATTTCGTCGGCTGACAATAAATCTGATTCTGATATTGATCCGACCGGGCCAGCCGCTTTTGACGCCTTAATTCTTTCTTGTTCGGCCTGATTTAAATCATCAGTAACTCTTGCGGAAACGCCTAACTTATCTGCTAAATTATAAGCTTTTACTTTGAGTTTAAGCACTTCGCTGTCTGATAATTTTACTGAAGTAGTTAATTTTTCTAAAATAATATTTAAATCAGCCAAGTTCGTTGCTACATCGGGCATTAACATAGCTAATTGATTTGCATCATCTTGACCCACGACTTCTTCAACAGTTATTTGTGGCGCTGCAAAATTAGGGATAAATCCTCTGTTAATCAGCTTGGCCGCAGATTGATTATGCATCGAATCACTTATAGCATTTTGTAGTCCGCCATGATCAGCAATTGCAGAAGCAAACGTGGGCTGACTTTTATTTCTAATATGAGGAAATGGATTTTCGCTATAAATGGCATCTTCGCCACTCATTCGTTCTTCAAAATTCATTACTGCTTGTTTGTAGGCGAAATTAGGAATAAAACCACCATTTATTCCAAACTTACGACTTCTAGACAGTTGAGCATATTCAATACCTAGTTTAAAAACAGTATTAGGATTGTTTAAGGA